CTTCGTCGAGGCGCTTCGCAGCGCCGGGCTCGAGACCTTCGTCTACTCCAACCAGAGCACGGCGGTCATGGAAAACCTGCACGCCTTTGCCGCCGAAGGCTGCACGATGATGGGCCTTTGCACCATCACCCGGCAGGAGACCCGCTGGGGCGAGGAAGAGCCCTACGAGGTGCAGGGCATCCGCTTCAGCCTGAACTGAGCACCGGCAAAACCTGCCCCACCACGGAGCCTACGGGCTCTGTTGGTCGTTCATAATGTACACAAAAGAGACCTCATTTTTTTGTGTAGATTATGGCCGATCATGTTGCAGATATACATTATGGATATATAGAAAAATTCATCGAGCGGTTGGGCGAAAAGTTCAACATTCGCGAGATTGCCTTCGACCGTTGGGGAGCAATTCAGATGGTGCAAAACCTCGAGGGTATGGGCTTTACAGTTGTTCCTTTTGGACAAGGTTTCAAGGACATGTCTCCTCCAACGAAGGAGCTCATGAAGCTGGTATTAGAGAAGCGAATTGCCCACAGCGGACATCCGGTACTACGATGGATGATGGATAATATCTATATCCGTACCGACCCAGCTGGCAACATCAAAGCAGATAAAGAACGATCCACAGAAAAAATTGACGGCGCTGTTGCAGCAATTATGGCTCTTGATCGAGCTATTCGCTGCGGCAATATCTCCAAAGCTTCTGTCTATGACGACAGAGGCATTTTATTTATCTGAAAGGCAGGTAAACGGAAATGAGTATTTTTAGCGGACTCTTTAAATCGCGGGATCATCCCACCAACAGCACAGTGGGGTCAAGATATGCTTTTTATATGGGTGGCTCTTCTTCAGGAAAACTTGTGACCGAGCGAAGTGCCATGCAGATGACGGCAGTCTATGCCTGCGTTCGCATTCTCTCAGAAGCTATCGCCGGTCTTCCGCTCCATCTTTATCATTACAAAGATGATGGTGGCAAAGAAAAAGCGCTGAAACACCCACTATACCTGCTCTTGCATGATGAGCCCAATCCGGAGATGAGCTCTTTCGTCTTTCGAGAAACGCTTATGACCCATCTTCTCCTGTGGGGAAATGCTTTCGCGCAGATAATCCGAAACGGCAAAGGTGAGGTTGTGGCGCTTTATCCGCTGATGCCAAACAAAATGACCGTCAGCAGAGATGAGAGCGGGCAGCTCTATTACACATACCAGAAATCTCAGGAGGAACTGCCGAAGGATAACGCATATACGGTTGTCCTACATTCATCAGATGTGCTGCACATTCCTGGCCTTGGCTTTGACGGTCTTGTCGGATACAGTCCGATTGCAATGGCGAAAAATGCGATTGGACTTGCCATTGCCACTGAGGAATACGGCGCAAAGTTCTTCGCTAACGGTGCGACACCGGGAGGCCTGCTGGAATACCCCGGTACTGTCAAGGACCCAGATCGCGTTCGCGAAAGCTGGAACAAGGGTTTCTCCGGCAGCCAGAACGCTGGAAAGGTCGCCATTTTGGAAGAAGGCATGAAGTACACGCCTATCTCCATCGCGCCGGAGCAGGCACAGTTTCTTGAAACGCGCAAGTTCCAAATCAATGAAATCGCTCGAATTTTCCGGGTGCCGCCGCATATGGTCGGCGATCTGGAGAAATCGAGCTTTTCAAATATTGAGCAGCAGTCATTGGAGTTTGTGAAATACACGCTCGATCCATGGGTGGTCCGCTGGGAACAGTCAATACAGCGTACCCTTTTGAAGCCAGAGGAGAAAGAGCAGTACTTCGTGAAGTTTAATCTGGAAGGCCTGCTGCGTGGTGATTATCAGAGCCGTATGAACGGCTATGCCATCGGTCGTCAGAACGGCTGGATGTCTGCAAACGACATTCGGGAACTGGAAAACCTTGATCGTATCCCAGCTGAAGAAGGTGGCGACCTGTATCTCATTAACGGCAATATGCTCCCGCTACGACATGCGGGTGCTTTTGCAAATATCGACGATGGAAAGGAGGACAACGCCGATGAAAGCAAAGAAGTTCTGGATGTGGAAAAACGAAGCGGAAACGGAACCGGACGCAGAGCGAATCCTTGAACTGAATGGCACCATTGCCGAGGAAAGCTGGTTTGATGATGACATCACTCCGGCTATGTTCAAAGAGGAGCTCTTTGCTGGGTCCGGGCCTATAACAATTTGGATTAATTCCCCCGGGGGTGACTGTATTGCAGCTAGCCAGATCTATGCAATGCTCATGGATTACAAGGGTGATGTAACTGTAAAGATCGACGGGATTGCGGCTTCTGCTGCATCAGTCATTGCGATGGCTGGAACGGAAGTGCTTATGGCACCGACCGCTCTGATGATGATTCACAACCCGGCTACCATCGCCTATGGCGATCACACCGACATGGCAAAGGCTATCGAAATGTTGGAGGAAGTCAAAGAAAGCATCATCAATGCTTATGAAATCAAAACCAATCTGTCTCGCTCCAAGTTGTCTCATCTAATGGATGCGGAGACATGGATGAATGCGAAGAAGGCCATTGAGTTAGGCTTCGCCGATGCCATGATGGAGGATGAAAAAAAGCCGATTGTTAGTGATACCGCTTATGCGTTTTCCAGCAAGGCTGTTGCAAATGCGCTGTTCAACAAACTCACAGAAAAGATGAAACCCGAACCCAGCCAGGTTCCTGAGTCGGAGCCTGAAAAGCCAGCGGGCCGCTCTGTAGATATGCTCAAAGAGCAGCTCAAAACCATAAAAAAATTCATGTAATCATGGAGGTATTTATCATGACGATTAATGAACTTCGTAGCAAACGTGCCACCCTGTGGAACACGATGGAAGGCTTTCTCGATACCCACAGGACTGAGAAAGGTGTTCTGTCCGCAGAGGACGATGCCACTTACACCAGCATGGAAAAGGATCTGGATGATCTGACCAACGAAATCAAACGCATGGAGCGCAGGGAGGCATATGAAGCTGAACTCTCCAAACCGGTCAACAGGCCCATCACCGAAAAGCCGGAACAGGCTGCAAAGCCTGAAAAGACCGGACGCGCCTCGAATGCCTATAAAGAGGATTTCGGTCGTCACCTTCGCGGTAAGTCTCCGTTGCATAACGTTCTCTCCGAGAGCACGGATGCGGATGGTGGATACCTTGTGCCGGAGGAATTCGAACACCAGATTGTTACTGGGCTTGATGAAGTAAATGTGATCCGTTCCATTGCGAAAGTGATTACGACCCATCACGACCGTAAGATCCCAATTTCTGTCGGCCACTCTGTTGCAACTTGGACCGCAGAGAATGCTGCTTTTACTGAAAGCAATCCGACCTTCGGACAGAAGCAGATTGACGCATTTAAACTGACCGATCTGATTCGCGTCAGTGTGGAACTCCTGCAGGATTCCGAATTTGATCTGGAGAGCTACATCGCTGCAGAATTTGCGCGTGCTTTCGGCATTGCTGAGGAGCAGGCTTTCTGTGTCGGGACCGGCACCAACCAGCCTACCGGTATCTTCACCGCTAATGGAGGTACTGTCGGTGTGACTGCCGCGTCTGCCAGCGCCGTCACAGTGGATGAAGTTATCAGTCTTGTGTATGCGCTGAAATCTCCGTACCGCAAGAACGCAAAGTTCCTTATGAATGATGCGACTGTTTCTCTGCTGCGCAAATTGAAAGACAATAACGGCGCTTATCTGTGGCAGCCTTCTGTACAGGCCGGTCAGCCGGATAAGCTTCTCGGTTATGACCTTTATACCAGCCCGTATGCTCCTGCCGTCGAAGCTGGAGCGTTCGCCATTGCTTTCGGTGATTTCCAGAACTACTGGATTGGCGATCGGGCAGGTCGCACTGTCCAGCGCCTGAATGAGCTGTATGCCACCAACGGCCAGATTGGATATGTGGCAACCGAACGGGTAGACGGCAAAGTAATACTGCCGGAGGGCATTCAGCTCCTGCAGATGAAGGCTTCCTGATAAACGGAGGTGAGCGGTCATGGCGCTGATTTCTCTTGACGAAGCCAAGAGCTATCTCCGGGTGGATTCGGAGGATGAGGACGCCATGATCGTCATCCTCTTGTCCTCGGCCGGAAGGCTCTGCGCCGATGTTGCGAGACTCACCGATGAGCAGTGGGCGACCGTCAACGACGATAACGCTGACGCCGCCCTTGCTCCCATCCGGGAAACCATGCGGGTGGCGATCCTTTATGCGCTCGGCTATCTGTTCGAGCACCGGGAGGAAGCGGATCACCATGCCCTGACCCTGACGCTGCGGTCTCTGCTTTTCGGTATTCGGGAAGGGGTGGTGTGATGAACATAGCGGGTCTGCGGGTACGGATCACCATCCAGAAAAGCGAGACAGTGACGGATCAGTACGGGAATCACAAATCCGTCTGGCAGGATTACTTCTCCTGCTGGGCCACGGCTGTGACCAGCGGCCTTTCCACCAAGGAGGAAGAATCCGCCGGGCATACAGTTGAGGCAGATCGGCTGGATCTGACGGTCCGCTGGTCTTCCGAGACCGCTGTCGTCAATTCAAAGCAATTTCGCGTTCTGATTGGCGACCGGGTTTACAACATCATGAGCATCGACGAGATGGGCTTCCGGCACAGTAGTCGGAAGCTCCACACCGAGCTTTCCGAGAGGTGATCCGATGGGACGCAGGGTAAGCATTAACGGGCTGGCCGATGCCGTCATGCAGGAACTGGACAATTATGCGGATACCACTGCCGATGGCGTGAAGGCCGCTGTAAAAAAGGCAGCCAATACCGTGAAAAAAGAGATCACGGCAGGAGCGCCGGAACGGACAGGCCGCTATGCCAAAAGCTGGCGGACCAAAACCACTAAAGAAAGTTCCTCCGCTCTCGAGATCACAGTGTATTCCCCGACACGGTATATGCTGGCTCATCTGCTGGAGCACGGGCACGCCATGCGCAACGGCGGCCGGGTTGCTGCGAAGGTGCACATCGCGCCCGCCGAGCAGGACGGTATCGAGGAACTGGAAGAAGAGATCGGGAGGACGCTTCGTCATGGATAATCTCATAAGCATCATGGAGGAGATCGGCATCCCGTTCGCCTACGACCACTTCGCCGAGGGCGAGGCTCCGGAGCCACCCTTCATCTGTTTTCTCTGCCCCGGCAGCGACAATTTTGCCGCGGATGGCTGGGCATATTTCAAGGTCAATACGGTCCACATAGAACTGTACACCGATGAAAAGAATCCGGGAATTGAATCCCGCGTTGAGGCCGTGCTGGACAGGCGCGGCATTTTCTATGAAAAGACCGAGGTCTGGATCGAGAGCGAACGGCTCTACGAAGTCCTTTATTCATTTGAGTTGGAGGTAAAAACCTATGAGCAATAAGGTGAAATACAACCTGAAAAACGTTCACGCCGCGAAGCTCACGACCGAGGTCGTAGAAGGCGTGACCACTTATTCCTACGCAACGCCCCGGGCCATCCCCGGCGCGGTCAGTCTGTCTCTGGATGCCGAGGGCGACAGCTCTCCGTTCTACGCTGATGGCATTGTGTATTTCCGCACCTATGCCAACAACGGCTACAGCGGCGATCTGGAGATAGCTCTGATCCCGGAGTGGTTCCGCACGGAGATACTGAAGGAACTGCTGGACAGCAACGGTGTGCTGGTCGAAAGAGCAGACAATACCGAGAGCGTGAAGTTCGCGCTGCTGTTCGAGTTCGACGGCGATGAGCACGGCATCCGTCATGTGCTGTACAACTGCGCTGCCTCCCGTCCGAGCATTGAGTCTCAGACCAAGGAGGAAACGATCGAGCCCAGAACGGAAACGCTGAACCTGACCGCCGATCCTCGTGAAGACGGTCTGGTAAAGAGCCGCACTGGTGATACCACGGACGCAGAAGTCTATGACGGCTGGTACGAGTCTGTGTATGTTCCCGCCGCTGCTGAGCCTGCGGAAGAGACGACGGAGGAATAAGCCATGCAGGAAAAAACTGTACTGGTGAGCGGCAAGGAGGTGCGGTTCCGCTCCTCCGCCGCTGTTCCTCGCCTCTATCGCATCAAGTTCAAACGGGACATTTTCAAGGACCTGTCCAAGCTGGAGGCATCGTACAAGGGCAAATCCGATGACGGTGAAGAGCTGCAGATCGAGGATCTGGAGATTTTCGAGAATGTGGCATACATCATGGCTTTCCATGCCGATCCCACCATCCCCGGCACGATCGAGGAGTGGCTCGACGAATTTGAGATGTTTTCGATCTATCAGGTGCTCCCGGAGATCCTTGAGCTCTGGGGCGCGAATCTGGTGACGGACATCGAGTCTAAAAAAAACGCATTCCCAGCGCCCGGGAAATAACGACGCCGCTTTTCCTGCTCCGATGCCTGGAGATCGGGCTGTCCATGACGGACCTCGATCTCCTGACCATCGGCATGGTCCTTGACATCTGGACCGAGAAAGGAAACGACGACTACAAGTACGGCGAAAAAGATACCGTGCGGGTCGCCGGACAGCAGGACTTCGATAATTTCTGATGAAGGGAGGCAAGCATCATGGCTGGACGCATCAAAGGCATAACAGTTGAGATCGGAGGCGATACCACAGGTCTTGAAAAAGCCCTGAAGAACGTCAACAGTACGATCAAAAACACACAGAGCCAGCTGAAGGATGTCAATCGCCTCCTGAAACTGGACCCCTCGAACACGGAGCTTCTTTCCCAGAAGCAGCGTGCATTGAAGGACGCCATAGGCGCGACGAAGGAGAAACTGGATTCTCTGAAAACCGCGCAGGAACAGGCAAAGCAGCAACTCGAAAGCGGCGACCTCGGGCAGGATAAATATGACGCCCTGCAGCGGGAAATCATAGAAACTGAGCAGGAGCTCCGCCGCCTGCAGGAAGAGGCCGCTGCCACGAGCACCGCTCTCGCCAAAATCGACGAGGCCGGGAAAAAGATGGAGGCTTTCGGAGACTCCGTCACCAGCGCCGGGCAGAAGATCATGCCTGCTTCTATGGCCGTTGCCGGTCTCGGCGCAGCCGCGGTGAAGACCGCCGCGGACTTCGATTCCGGCATGAGCAAGGTTGCAGCTATCTCAGGTGCAACCGGGGACGATCTGGATGCCCTGCGGGATAAGGCTCGGGAGATGGGTGCCAAGACCAAGTTCTCTGCTTCCGAGGCCGCCTCCGCTATGGAATACATGGCGATGGCGGGCTGGAAGACGGAGGATATGCTCGGCGGCATCGAAGGTATCATGAGCCTTGCCGCTGCGTCCGGTGAAGATCTGGCAACCACCTCGGATATCGTGACGGATGCGCTGACGGCATTCGGCCTCTCGGCACAGGACTCCGGTCACTTTGCAGATATCCTCGCGGCAGCATCTTCCAATGCGAATACCAACGTCCGGATGATGGGCGAAACCTTCAAGTATTGCGCTCCCATCGCAGGCGCTCTCGGTTTCTCCGCGGAAGACGTCGCCGAGTCGATCGGCCTCATGGCTAACGCCGGTATCAAGAGCACGCAGGCTGGTACTGCAC